AGGTGTTCCTAATGATGCTTGTACCTCTGGTCTGTTTTCATCACCATACTTCTGATTTGGTTCTTGAGATCTAATTAAACCGATTTCTTTTCCATTTAGTTCAACCTTTACATCTTCAAATACAGAGAATGTACCAGAATTCATTTCAATCTCGGTCAATTTAGGTACTATATCTGGAACACCGCTATCTAAGAAATGATAATGTTTTGTAAGTGGTTTTAAACCACTAGCGTAGAAAGCAACGTTCCTAGATCTCATGAATGGATCTACTTGACTAGTTACCTTTGTACTTTCAATATAATCTTTTTCTTCTGATGGACCTACTAATGTATTTGAAAAACTTTTTTCAATTCTACGAGTACATTGTGTTGTAGTAGTTATATTTCTTTTTCTTTGATATCCATGTTGATACCAAGGTCCTTTTTTAGTAGAAGTAGCACATCTTGTTTTTACATCTGAAACTATATTTGTGTTTTCAACCCATCTTGCACCAGTTGACTCGATTCTTGTAGTGGTTGTGTATATGGTTCTTGTCCAATTATCAGATGGAGGATCTAATACAATAAGACCTGAAAACGCAACTACATTAAATGGGTTTACATTTTCTACGTTTGTTGCTTGAGGTTGCTCTAACCAATCTACTTCTTCATAATCTAATGTAATTAAATCTCCAGTTTTTTTACAATTTGGATCTAAAAGTTCTAAATTGGAATTCATATCTGCAGTTTTTACATCAATTCCAGTATTCAATGCAAGTTCAGGATTCATTGACCAGAAATCGACTGTAGAAATCAATTCTTTATTTACTACATCAACATCACATTTTGAACCAGCTTCAGGACTAAAATCAATAAATTGTCTATCTTTAAATTCATTAACGACAAAACCAGTCTTAAATCTGTTTAAACCATTTGCATCTTTAACTTGGAATGATTTTGTATCTAATTCTAAAGCGGTTAGTGATGTTATTTGCTCTAAATTTTCAATTCTTTTTTCAAGTGCTCCGATATCACGCATCGTAAATCTACGATTATCTTTTAATCTAATTTCTGCATCCCTTATATCATACAAATATGGTGGTAAAATAATTGTTGCAATTTCCATTGCATCACTATTAATTGAGGGATCAACAGGATTTTCTGCCGACTCTCCCATGAATACATCCATTCCTTCATCATGACTAACAAGCAATTTATCAATTCTACCAAGATAAAAATTAAGACCAAGGAATGTACTCTCATTTGGAGTGATTACGTAGGGGTTTGTAGATTCAAATTCTCTACTACTAAATGCAAATGGGGAAGCTCCTCCACCAGAATAAACGTATGGTTTTACTCTAGGTCGGTAGTCAAGTATGTCTGATGCTGATATTCCACTAATACGAGGAAGATCTTTTGAATATCTTTCCTCTGGATATGAATTTACCGTAAAGAAATCCCCATTATTTCCACTTGCTACTTGATATTGATCGTATATAACCAAAAGTTTTTTAGATGGAATTGCGGACTTGTCATTTCTAATAATTCTAGAATAATCACAATATTGATCCTTATGACCTTTTTCTAATGTGTAATTACTTGTTCTATCAACAAAGTTACCAACTGTTACTCCTTGTAAAATAGTTTCTACAGATGATTCTCTAAAATTGATAACTTCTCCAATTGCAAATCTATTGTCATTTAAATAAACAAAATCAACAGTATTTGCAGTGCGACTTACAATTTGTCCAATCGCACGACTTTCCTTACCTCTTATATGTTCACCAACTATGGTGGTTGTATTTAATGCTAATCCAGATACAAATGTTAGTTTGTCTAGAACTGGTGTATTTGTGTCTTTAGATTCGTAAACAGCATGTACTTTTACAACATCAGGAACATTTAATGATATTTCATCATCCTCAACTCTTAATCCATAACCTCTACTATGACTTAAACCACTAAATGGTGTTGCAACTCCTTTAGTTCTAGTTACCTCAAGTGTTTGACTTCTTAAATAATCTTTTGATTTGCTAGTTACCCCTAATTTTTTAAGAGTTACATTTACTGTTGCATTACCAGATGATTTTGATAAACCACTAAATTTTATGGTATTACCACCATTGGTAATTGAAACTTGGTCTCTTTTTAATGGCTCTGTTGTGCCATCACTATAATGAATTGAATATCTCTCTTGATCAAATGGTTCAAAGAATACACTTGTAATTCCTACAGAAGTTGTTAAACCAACAGATGAATTAAATGTTATCTCACTATTATTAATATTTGTTGGACCACCTGTTATTTGTTTTGCAATGGTTAAATCAGAATTTCCGAAATCAACCAATGAAACATTGGATTTTGGTAATTCAGCATAAATTCCAGAGGTTTCAAGATTTAAAATTTTTGGAACTTTAACTCTAAATGTTGAAGATGTTGTTTTGTTAGTTGCAACTGTTCCTCCAACATTTACACCACTTACACTAGTTGTCGGTGCTAAAGTGAGTGTTTTACCTTCAGTAGATATATTTGTTACCTTATTAAAAACAGGAACTGATCCAGAACCATCACTAAATGAAATAATTGATCCTGTTTGAATACCAACTTTTCCTGCAAAGTTACGATTTGCAGCGGTTGCTGCAGTTCCCACAACATTAATTTGATCAGTTAAAGAAAATCCTGGTAATACACGATCATATAATACTGTATCTGCACTAAAATCTGTTAATAATCCACTACTTTGTCCACTTATTTTGATTCCATCTGCGTCTTGAAATACTGATTTTACATCATCAACTGTGTATGTAACTATTTCTTTTATGGATGGTTTTTCATATCCATTTAATCTCTCATTTATAACTAATTGCTCTCCAACAATAAATTTGCCTGTCGTTTGAGATACTACTATTTCATTATTTCCTGTTGCACCACCATTTTTAGCAGCAAAACCTTCAGCTCCGCTTGAGAGACCTCTAATTTTCATTCCTTTTACAACACCAGATGTTGTAAACGCACTACATTTTAAAACAGTAAATGTTTGAACATCATATAAGTATAAGTCAAAACTAGATGCTGCATCTTTATAAGTATCATCAGTCAAAGAGTAAAAGTAAACTCTTGCTTCACCCACTTGAGGACCACTAAAAGTATTACTACCACCTTTTCTATCACCATGAAGTTGAATGATATTTCCTGTTGTTCCACCAATACTAACAATAGGAGCTCCTTGAGCATTGTTTACTCTTACTAAACTTCCCATTTCAAAGGGGACTGATATTCCTCGAATATTTTTAGTATCCCTTGGTTTATCAACATCTAATACTGATGTAACAGATAAATCTACATCAAATCCTCTTACATAAGCTTTGCCTGGTAATACTTTAACACATACTGTATCATCATCAGGGACATTACCATCATAAGTTAATCTGTCATCAGTAAATAATCCATCCTGATCAATTTCATTATTAAGTGATTCTTCAATACTTACACGGAATGGATCAACAGCGTAATCACCTGATTCGTCATATGTTCTCTTTGCAAAATATCTTAAAATTTCAGCATAAAGTGTATCGTCTCTTATTTTTTTGATTGATCCTATATCAACCTTCATCAACTCAACAAAGTTCGTATCTTCAAAGTCATCTAATGATTTCTTTGCTAGTTTTACAGATATCTTGAATCTATCTGCACCAGGTGCTGCAAAGTTTGTAAACCCTTTTGCATTATCATATAATGAAGAATCATCATTTGAGTTTATAATTTCTTCTGATACATCAAAACCAACTCTATATGATGGATTTATTGAATATGGATCTAAAATGATTTGTTGAGTTGCTACATCTACAAATGTGCCACGTATAAAATATACACCAGCAGTTACACCAAAAGCAGAACCAATAGCAGTTGCATCTTCTGAAGCTAATGTTAAAACTGTTTCACCTATCGTTATTGTAGTATTACCATATGTTAATGGTTCTTCTAATATTAAAACCTCTCCATCTGGAAATGCAATACTCTCACCGTCTGTTCCAGATTGTTGATATTTTAAGAAAATTGTTATCTTATCTACACCTTCAGCTGGAGGTAATATGAAATTCTTAATTGTTGCAACTATTCCAGATGTTTGACCCCTTACTCTTAATCCTTTACCATCATTAGCTGCTATAATATTGTTTAAATAAATGGAAACATCAATGCCGAGATGAGTATCATTTACTTTTGCAGAAAAATATGTGTTATCATATTCAATGGAGCCAGGTATAACTACTGAACCCTCTTTAAACATGTGTCTACCGAAAGATTCAACCTGATTTTGTAAGAGTGACTGTAACCCAGTTAACTCCCTTGCCTGTACTGGATATCCAGGTTTAAACAGGATTTTATAAAATTGATCATCCTTATCAAAATCATCATAATAAGGTGATATATTTAAGTTAGTCTTTTGTGGCATTTTTAGAATTCGAGTATGATTTTAATATCTTCCTTTTGACGGGAGTTTCTAACAATCAACGGTCTATTGTCAAGGTAAACTATTTCTCCTGACCCTTTATTTATCTCAGAATTAGATAGTCCTGAAATAAAGTTAACTCCCAAGTTAATTAATTTATTACCAGTTGGATTTGTTGTTATACCAGAGAAATCACGAGATATGGCACCTGCAAAGAATGAGGACTTACCCTCAATGTTATTTGCACCTACCACTGATTCAAATTGATAAATTCTACCAGCAGTAGAAATTCCAGCATAATCAGTATGATCATAAGTCGTTCTATTAAAATTTAGAGAACGATCTCTAAAATATTTCATAACTTTAGTTTCAGAATCATACGATGCAATATATCCAGTTGAAACTTTTCCTGCGTTTGGAGATACTGTTAATACTTGTTTGATTTCTTCACCAACTTGTGGAACTCCAGTTACTGTATCAAACTTAACTGCCTGTAATGAAGAATATGTATTATCAGTGTATGTTACTGATGTTCCTACTTTTGTAGGATTTTTAACTACACCCACTTGTGAAAATTTTGTATCTATTGGAAAATCTTTAGTAGAATCATCAAATCTTGCGTAAACAATAACTCTATCAGTTCCTAATTCAGTATAAACATCTGAACCATGACCCAAACCAGGTGGAATGATAGGTACAAGTTTGGCACGACCAGTTGATGTACTAACACCACTACTTAATGTTCCTAAATCCACTATACCATAACTATATCCCTTTCCTCCAGCACTGACAGTAACATCAGTAATAGTTCCATTAACAACATCTACTCTTGCCTTTGCTCCCTCACCATCACCAATAATATCAACCTCTTGACTTAAACCATTTGCATATCCACTTCCAGCATTTTCAATGTATACGTGCTTTATTTGGTTTTGGTTTACAGATGAGTCACCGTTTTCACGGACTGCTCTAATTTGAGAATCTTGACTAGAGTTCCAACTATTCGGGACAGTAATAAATTCAGTTGAGTCAAATTTAATAATGTCACTAGGTGAAACAGTGAAAAGATACTTCCAAAGATATCCATCACCGCTATTTCCTGCTTTTGATGGTTCCAAATCAGTGAAGGTTGGTTCATCTTGGGAGACATTTCCAAGTGGGTTAGAGCCTGTTGATCCATTATCAATACAAACGTAAACTTTAAAGTCGGAATTAAGTACGTAGTAGTTCGCATCATATAATCTATTTGCTTGTGTTAAAGGACTTGGATTTTCGACACTATAA